CGCGATAGCGGCAACACGGTGCTCGCCAAGAAATTCGCAGGCGGGCAGCTTGTCCTGACCGGCGCCAATTCCGCCGTCGGTCTGCGGTCGATGCCCGCGCGCTATGTCTTCCTCGACGAGGTGGACGCCTATGAGGGGGATGTAGATGGCGAAGGCGATCCAGTCGCGCTCGCCATCGCCCGCACGCGCACCTTTGGCCACCGCGCCAAGGTGTTTCTGGTCTCGACGCCGACGATAAAGGGCCTGTCGCGGATCGAACGCGAATTCGAGGCCAGCGATCAGCGCCGCTTCTTCGTGCCGTGCCCGCATTGCCGTCATATGCAATGGCTCAAGTTCGAACGCCTGCGCTGGGAGCCAAGCGAGCCGACCAGCGCCACCTATCATTGCGAAGGCTGCGATCAATCGATCGTCGAACACCACAAGACGGCGATGCTGTCAGCGGGCGAATGGCGCGCGACGGCAACGCCGTCCGATCCTCATTGCGTGGGCTTCCATATCTCCGGGCTCTATTCCCCGATCGGGTGGCTCGGCTGGGCCGATATCGCGCGCGAATGGGAAGCCGCCCAGGGCGACGACGCGGCGCTGAAAGCCGCGAAGAACACGCTGCTCGGCGAGACCTGGCAGGAACGCGGCGAAGCGCCGGATTGGCAACGCATCTATGAGCGTCGGGAAGATTTCGCACCACTGGTGCCGAGATGCGGCCTGATCCTGACCGCAGGCGCCGACGTTCAGCATGACCGCATCGAGGTCGATATCTGGGCTTGGGGGCGAAGGCTCACCAGCGCGCTCGTCGAACACATCGTGCTCGAAGGCGACACCTCCCGCGAGGAGGTTTGGGGAAAGCTAACCGCGTTGCTCGGCCAGACGTGGCGCCACCAGAACGGCGCGCGGATGCGGATCGCGCGGCTTGCGATCGATTCCGGCGACGGGCGCAACACCGCCGCCGTTTATTCCTGGGTGCGGCGCGTTGGCGTCGGCCAAGCGCTTGCGATCAAAGGTGTCGATGGCTTCGACCGTTCAACCCCGGTGGATGGTCCGACCTATGTCGATGTGAACGAACATGGCCGCACGATCCGGCGAGGCGTGAAGCTGTGGAAGGTGTCGGTCGCCGTCTTCAAGTCCGAGACCTATCGGTTCCTGCGGCTTGACCGCCCGACGGACGAAGAACTCGCGGCGGATTCGCCGTTTCCCGACGGCTTCGTGCACCTGCCGAAAAGCGTGACCGCCGAATGGGTGAAGCAACTTGTCGCCGAGCAGCTGGTGACGGTGCGCGACCGCCGCGGCTTCTCGAAACTCGAATGGCGGCAGATGCGCGAGCGCAACGAGGCGCTGGATTGCCGCGTCTATGCCCGTGCCGCCGCATGGCTGCTCGGAATCGACCGCTTCGACGACGCCAAGTTCGAAGCGCTCGAAGAAGAGCTTCGGGTCGCAGCTGTTGACGAAGCGCGGCCGGTCGATCAGCGCGGCCTCACGCCCACAACCGCGCCGGTGCGCCGATCCGACTGGCTCGGGCGGCGCGACAAATGGTTTTAACTTCTCGCGGGATTTCCGATGCCCTGGACGCAGACCGAACTCGATGCGCTCAAGCGCGCCTTCGCGGGCGGAACGTTGCGCGTAACCTATGATGGCAAGACTGTCGAATATGGCTCGGCGGACGATCTCCTGAAGCGTATCCGCACCATCGAGACTGAGATCGCCGCCACCTCCGGCAATCCGCGTCCTATTGCTGGATTCGCAGGCTTCGGGCGCGGTGATCGCTGATGGCCGCGAACTGGATCGATCGCGCCATCGCCAGCGTCGCGCCGGGCGCCGCCCGCAAGCGGCTGCTGGAACGCCAGGCGTTCGAGAAGCTCGCGCGCGCCTATGACGGCGCAGCAGTCGGACGGCGCACCGATGGCTGGCGCTCATCGTCCAGCTCTGCCGATGGCGAGATCGCTTCCGGCGCGTCGCGGCTGCGCGACCGCATGCGGGATCTGACACGCAACAATCCGCATGCGGCGAAAGCCGTGGCGGTACTGGTGAACAACATCGTCGGCGCCGGGATCAGACCGCGCGCGGCGACCGGAACCGACGCGCTCGACAACCGGATCAATGAACTCTGGGAAGCCTGGGCGGCAAGATCAGATGCTGATGGCCTCGCCGATTTCCACGGGCTCACCACGCTGGCGGTGCGCGAGATGATCGAAGGCGGTGAAGTGTTCCTTCGCCGTCGCATCCGCCGCACCGAAGACAAGCTGCCGGTGCCCTTGCAGCTTCAGCTTCTCGAAGCCGATCACCTCGACGATACCAAGATTGCGGCGCAGCCCGATGGCGGGCGGATCGTGCGCGGCATCGAATATGACGCCATCGGTCGACGCCGCGCCTATTGGCTGTTTCCCGATCATCCTGGCGACACCAGCGTGCCGCTGTCGCGCAGCCTCACCTCGGCGCGTGTGCCCGCCGACGGCATTGCGCATCTTTTTGAACGCCAGCGCGTGCAGAGCCGGGGCGTGCCCTGGGGCGCACCGGCCATGCGGGCGATACGCGATCTCGATGATTGGACCAATGCCGAACTCGTCCGCAAGAAAACCGAAGCCTGCCTTGTCGGCGTCGTGCTCGGCGCGGACGAGGCCGATCAGGGCGTCGCGCCAACCGTGGTCGATGCGCAAGGCAAGACCATTGAGCAGTTCGAACCCGGCCTGATCGCTTATGCGCGCGGCGGCAAGGACATCAAGTTCAATCAGCCCGCTTCAACGGCTGGCGTCTCCGAATGGCTGCGGGCGCAATTGCACATCATCGCCGCCGGATACCGCGTGCCTTACGAGCTGCTCACCGGCGATCTGTCTCAGGTCAACTATTCGAGCCTGCGCGGCGGTCTTGTCGAATTCAGGCGCATGGTCGATGCGCTGCAATGGCAATTGGTGATCCCGGGGTTTTGCGAACCGGTCTGGGGCTGGTTCACCGAGGCCGCATGGGTTGCGGGATTGATCCCGAACCCGGTGGTCAAGGTGGAATGGCAACCGCCACGCTTCGATGCCGTCGATCCCCTGAAGGACGCGCAGGCCGATCTTCTGATGTTGCGCTCAGGCACGATGACGCTCGCTCAGGCCATCGCGCGGCAGGGCTACGATCCGGCCTCGCAACTGGCGGAAATCGCCGAAATGAATGCCCTGATCGACCGGCTGAAGATCGTGCTCGATAGCGATCCGCGCATGATGACCAAAGCTGGCACGGCGCAAACTGATCCGAGCGATCCAGGCGGCGACTCTGCCAACAACGAGCCGCCAGGCAAGCCTAAGCCAAAGCCCGGCGCAAAGAGCACAAAATAGCTCCCTTCCGAGGACACCATGAAACCAGCCCAACCGCCCTCGCGCGGCGCATCGCCGATGGCCAATGCGCTCCCGATGCAGACCCGGCTCGCGCCGGTCGCCTCCATCGAGGCCGAAACCCGAACCGTCGAAGTCGTCTGGACCACCGGCGCATCCGTGCGCCGCCGTCGCTGGACCGGCTTTGATACCGCCATCGACTACGAGGAAATTCTCGTGGTCTCGCGTGATGCGGTCGATCTTTCGCGCCTCGATGCGGGAGCACCTGTGCTCGACAGCCATTCGCAATGGACCACGCGGGCGATTGTCGGCGTCGTCGAACGCGCCTGGATCGACAAGGCCGAGGGCCGAGCGTCGCTGCGCTTCCCGAAGCCCAGCGTCGATGAAGCCGCCGATCGGCTGTTTGCGCTCGTGACCGATGGGATCGTCCGCAACATCTCGGTCGGCTACCGGATCGACAAGGTGCGGGTGGAGCGGCCCGAACGGGTCGGCGAACCCGAACGATGGTTCGTCGAACGCTGGACGCCGCACGAACTGTCCTTCGTCGCCGTCGGCGCCGATCCCGGAGCGCAAGTTCGGGGCGAGACTTCGCCGCCGACTTTTCCTTTTGAACTCATCAATTCTCACGCCCGAACGATGGAGACTGCCGCCATGGACGAACCTGTCCAAACCCGTGATGCCGCGCCGGAGGCTGCGCCCGCGCCTGCCGCCAACGAGCGCGCCAATCCCGCGCCGCCTAATCCGCCGCCCGCTGTCCCGGATGCCGATCAGGTTCGCGCTGAAGAGCGCGAGCGTGTTGCGGCGATTTTCGGCCTGGCCGATCGCTTCCGGCTCGAGCGCGCTTTTGCCGATGATCTCGTCACTCGCGGCATCGCCATCGAGGAGGCCCGCCGCGTCATTCTTGACAAGCTCGCCGAACGCGATGAGCGCGGCGTCGGCCATACCGCCGTCTCCTTCCCGGCGGGCGGGCTCGACGCAACCGTCACGCGGCGTGAAGCCATCACCGAGGCGATTGCCCATCGCCTCGCGCCGTCGGCGAATGCGCTGCCGGATCGCGCCCGGGAATATCGCGGCATGTCGCTGGTGGAGATCGCCCGCGAAACCTTGCTACAAACCGGCGTGCGCACGCGAGGCATGACCGCGAACGAAGTGGTGCAGCTGGCGCTCCGAAACGCTGGCCCGCATGGCACCAGCGATTTCCCGCTGATCCTCGCCAATGTCGCGGGCAAGCGGCTGCGGCAGGCCTATACGACCGCGCCGCGCACCTTTGAGCGGTGGACGCGAGGGATCACCACGACCGACTTCAAGCCGCTGTTTCCAACGCAGATCGGCAACTTCCCCGGCCTGCTGCCGGTGATGGAAGGCGCCGAGTTCAGCTATGGCACCATCGCAGAGAGCCGGGAAACCTATCGCCTCGCCACCTTCGGCCGCATCGTTGCGCTCACCCGGCAGGCCATCGTCAATGACGATCTGCGCGCCTTCGACCGGGCGCTCGGCACGGCAGGCATGAAGGCCTCCGATCTCGAAAGCGGCCTTGTCTACAACGAGATTCTCTCGAACCCGCTCCTGGCCGACGGCGTCACCCTATTCTCGGCGGCAGCGGGCCGCGCCAACCAGGGCACGGCGGCGGCGATTACCGAGACCTCGCTCACGCAGGCGATCGAACTTATGACGCAGCAGCGCGAGATGACGCCTGCCGGCGTCACCGGCGATCAGATCATCAACAATTATCCGCGCTATATTCTGGTCGCGCCGGGCACTCGGGCGATCGAGGCGCGCAAGATCATCGCCCAGACGACGCCCGCCCAGGCGTCTCAGGTCAACCCCTACGCCAATGCGTTCGACGTGATCGAGGAGCCGCGCCTCTTCAACACGGCCGGTGCGCAGCGCTGGTGGCTGGCGGCTGATCCCGCGACCATCGACACGATCGAATATTGCCGCCTCGAAGGCCAGTCCGAGCCGTTCCTCGATCAGCGCGTCGGGTTCGAGGTCGATGGCGTCGAATTCAAGATCAGGCACGACTTCGCCGCTAAGGCGATCGACTTCCGCGGCCTGTTCTTCAACGCCGGCGTCTGACGGCGGCGCGATCCTAACCCGAATTCAAGGAGACCCATCCCATGCGGAACTTCATCCAGGCGGGCAACACCGTGGTGGTGCCCGCACCCTATGCCCTCACGTCCGGCCAGGGCGCGAAAGTCGGCCAGCTCTTCGGCGTCGCCACCAACGATGCCGCGCTGTCTGCCGATGTCGCGCTCGATCTCACCGGCGTGTTCGAACTCACCAAGATCGGCTCTCAGGCCTGGACAGTCGGCGCGCTCGTCTATTGGGACGATACCAACAAGCGCTGCACGACGGTTGCCACCGCCAACCTTCTGATCGGCGTCGCCGCGGCGGCGGTCGCGGGCGGCGCGGGCAACACGACCGGCCGCGTTCGGCTCAATGCCTCCTTCCGGGCGAACGATCCGTGATCGACGCTTTCGCTTCGGCCATCGATGCGCTCTTCGCCGATCCCAATATCGGCGAGGACGCGCTGTGGAAGGCGGGCGGCGTTGGCGCTGGCGTCGCTGTCCGCATCATCCGCAAGTCGCCCGACCGCATGGCGGAATTCGGGGGCAGCCGCGCCGTGTTGCCGACCGTCAGTATCGATATCCGGCGCTCTCAGTCCGCGACAATCGCCGAGGGTGATCTGATCATGATCGGGGCCGAGACGTTCAAGATCATCGGCGAACCGATGGGCGATGCGCTCGGACTCGTTTCGGCTTGTGAGGCGGTGAAGGTGTGATCCATGCGCTTCACCATGCAACGGCCCGATCTCGGCAAAGCCCTTGCTGAAACCGAGATGGATATTGAACGCGCTGTCACGTCGGGGATGCGCGACGCTGCTGATGGCCTGAAGCAGGATCTCCGCGAAGATGTCGTCGCTGCCGGGCTCGGTGAAGGGCTGTCTCGGACATGGCGGGGAAAGACGTTCCCCGAGGTCGGCGAGAGCGCCGAGGCCGCCGCCTATGTCTGGTCGCGCGCGCCGAAGATCGTCGATGCCTTTGACCGGGGCGTGGTGATCCGCTCGGCACGCGGGCTGTTCCTGGCGATCCCGACCGCCGCCGCCGGCAAGAACGGACGGAGTGCCGCGGGTTCGCGCGAAAAAATCACCCCGGAAGGCTGGCAACGGCGAACGGGCCTCAAGCTTCGGTTCGTCTATCGCCGCGGCCGTCCCTCGCTGCTGGTGGCGGATGATGCCCGGATCAACACGCGTGGGCTTGCCGCCCGCAACCGGCGCAAGACCGGACAGGCCAGCGTCATCGTATTCATTCTGGTGCCGCAGGTCGCGCTGAAGAAGCGCCTCGATGTCGAGAGCGCCGCCAAGCGGCAAGCCGCGCGCGTGCCCTCGCTGATCGCGCGGCACTGGCGACAGTAGTTCGGATCAATCGGTCTTGCGACGTTCGGCGGCTTTATAGACTTCGTTGCGCTCGCGCTTGCCGACCGCGACGACCAAGACCAGCAGTTCGTGATCCTTGACTTGATAGACAAGGCGATAGCCGGCGCTACGCAGCTTGATCTTGTAGCGCTCCTTGGCGCCATGCAGTCGCGCCGAAGGGATTTTCGGGTTCTGCAACCGCTCGGCGAGCTTGGCCTTGAACTGTTCGCGCGTCGCATTGTCGAGTTTTCGCCATTCCTTCAGAGCTTCGTCCAAAAAGGCGAGCTCATAGGTCATCCAGCGAGACCTTGTGGATAGCCTGGCCTTCCCGCGCATCGGCGACGGCGTTGAGTTCCATGTCTTCAAGCCGCTCCAGCATGGCCTCATAGGCTTTCGCAGGCACGCAATAGAAGGCGGGCTCGTTGCGGTTAAGAATGGCGACGGGGAAGCCCTCACCGGCAGCAACGGTGCCCATGGGGTTCTTTTTGAGCTCAGAAACGCTGGCCGTCGTCGTCGCGTGGATTTGGTGAGCCATGATAAGCCTCGTTAAGAGCGCTCCAAATAGCACTCTTAACAGGTCTTTTCAAGCCGCCTTTGGGGCTTAGCCCGGGAGAGACCTATGCCGTCGAAACGCGAAACCGTCCTTGCGGCGGTGAAGTCGCTTGTCGCCGCTGCCCTGCCGGGCGCGGAAGTGAAGCGCAATCTGGCCAAAGCCGAACGCATTCCGCGCGGCGGGCTGGTCGTGATCCGCGACGGAGATCCTGGCGAACCAGAGGTCAGCCTCTCGCCGCTGACCTATCTCTATTCGCACCGCATCCCGCTGGAGATCGCCGCTTACGAAAGCGCCACGCTCACCCGCGAGCAGGTGATGGACGCCATGACCGGCGCGATCGGCGCGGCGGTCATGGCGAACCGGACGCTCGGCGGGCTTTGCGACTGGATCGAAGCAGAAGCGCCGGTCACGGACGATATCGAAGCGCTCGGCGCCTTGCCCGGACGCTTTGCCGATCTCGCGATCCTCGCCGTCTACGCGACGACCGATTCTTTGAACTGAACCAACAAGGACAGGAGTACTCCCATGGCACGCGCACGCGGCGCCAACGCCGTCATGGCTGCGGTGTTTGAATCCACCTATGGCACGACGCCCGGCACCGGCTTTCGCAAACTGCCCTTCGTCTCGGCGAACCTCGGCGAAGAGCAATCCCTGATCGAAAGCGATCTTCTCGGCTATGGCCGCGATCCTCTGACGCCTGCCTATGACGTGGTGTCGAACGAGAGCGACATCGTCGTTCCAATGGATCACCGCAACATCGGGTTCTGGCTGAAGGGCCTCTTCGGCAACCCGACCACGGTTGCGACGGTCGCGGCGAAGGGCTCGATCCTGTTCTCCGCCCAGCCCGCCGTGAACGCGACGATCACCATCAACGGCACGGCGTTCACTGCAGTCGCCTCGGGCGCGACGGGCAACCAGTTCAACATCGGCGCGAACCTTGCCGCGACGCTGACCAACATCGTGACCGTGCTCACCGCGAGCGTCGTGCCAGCCGTCCAGCAGGCGACCTATACCCAGACCGGCAACACGTTGGTGATCACCCGCACCGCGCTCGGCCCGACCGGCAACACGTTCACGCTGGCGGCTTCCACCACGCCCGCCGCGAACGGCACGGTCTCGGGCGCAACGCTCACCGGCGGCGCGAATGGCCACACCTTTGTTTCGGGCACGCAGACCCTGCCGTCAATGTCGATCGAGGTCGGCCTTCCCGATGTGCCGTTCTTCGGCATGAACTATGGCGCGCGGGCGAACAGCCTGTCGGTCCAGGCGCAGCGCTCCGGGCTTCTCTCGGCAACCGTCAACGTGATCGCCCAAGGCGAGGCGACGGCCACAGCGACGGCGGCAGGCACGCCGACCGTTCTCGATGTCGAACGCTTCAGCCAGTTTCAGGGATCGATCACCCGCAACGGCGCGGTGCTCGGCAATATCGTCTCGGCGGAACTGATGTATTCGAACAACCTCGAAAAGATCGAGGTCATCCGATCCGACGGGCGTATCGCCGATATCGATCCCGGCATCGTCAAATGCTCGGGCAATCTCAATGCGCGGTTTCAGGATACGAGCCTGCTCGATCAGGCGACCGCCCGCACGCCGTGCGAGATCGCCTTTGGCTGGACCATCGACGCCAGCCGTTCGCTGCTCTTCACCGCGCATCGCGTATTCCTGCCGCGCGGCAACCGGCAAATTCAGGGGCCGGGCGGCATTCAGATGCCCTTCGCCTGGCAGGCCGCGCTCGATCCGGTTCTCACCAAGACCTGCACCGTCGTCCTGACCAACGACGTGGCCTCTTACTGACCTTTCCTTTCCCGCAAACCATAAAGGAGCCACCATGCTCAAGCTCGAACCCGTGTCCGCTGAACCCTTCTGGCTCGACGTGCTGCCCGGTGTGCGCATCCAATTCCGTCCCGTCTCGGTCGCCGCGATGCTGATCGCGCGTGGCGCTGCTGGTGAAGCGCTGAAGGCTGGCGGCGAACAAGCGACGATCGAGGCGGGCGCGGCCTTCACCCGCGCGCTCGCCCATACTGGCATTGCCGCCTGGGAGGGCATTGGCGACGCCAAGGGCAAGGCCATCGATCCCGACAAGTCGGCCATCGAGCAGTTGCTCGAACTCTGGCCCGCCTTCGACGCCATCGACCGTCTTTATGTCGGCCCGGCGCTGACGAGGCTCGACGAAAAAAACGTCTGATCGCCCTCGCCGAATGGCACTTCGACGGCGGCGAAAGCTATTGCGCCGCCTGTCCGAACCGGTGCGCGGGCTGTCCTTATGACGAGCACGAACCCGAGACATCCGAGGGATTGCTCGCTTGGGCGGTGATCCGCCGCTCGGCGGGCCAAGTGCGGGCGGTGATGGGCGGCGTCTATGCGCTCGACTTCGGCGCGATCCTGATGCTTGCCCACGCCATGGGCGCGCTCAACCCGCTTCTCGTCGATGTCCTGCCCGAGATCGAACCCATCGTCGTCAACGCCTATCGCCGGAACGCTGATCCATCATGAGCGCCACCAATGTCTCCATCCGCCTCGGCGTTGAGGGGAAGGCGGAGATCAAGCGCGCCTTCGAGGAGGTCGGGCAATCCGGGCAAGCGGCCTTCGGCTCGGTCGAGAAAGCGATGGACCGATCCGGCGCCGCAACCGACCGCGAGGTCGCGCGGCTGAAGCGCCTGGCCGAAGCGGCGCGCATGGCGGGTGAAGCCGACGCCTCGCAGAAGCGCTTCAACACAGTTCTGAACGTTGACCGCCCGATCCCGAAATCCGCCCGCGACTCCGCCGGTGTCTTCGAGGAGGCGGCACGGGAAGCGGAAAGCTTCGCGGCACGGGCGAATGCGCTGCGCGCCGCACTCGAACCTCTCGGCGCAGCGCAGGCCCGCCTCAATCAGGAACTCGCCGAATACGCCACACTCGCCAAGCGTGGGGCGATCACGTCTGCCGAACATACCGCCGCGCAGGCGCTGGCGAAGCAGCGCTTCGACCAGACATCGCAGGCGATCAAAGGCGTAGGCGGCGCGACCGGCCTTACCCGCAACCAGCTTCTGACGCTGCAATACACGTTCAACGACGTGGTGGCGTCGATGTCCACCGGCATGTCGCCGATGACCATTCTCATGCAGCAGGGCGGTCAGGTGACGCAGGCCTTCGGCGGCTTGCGGGGAACGATTGCCGCTTTCGGCTCGGCGCTCGGCGTTGTCGGCGGGATCGCCATCGGGGTTGCCGCGGCAGTCGTCGGCCTCACCGTCGCCTGGGTAGCGAATGACGCTTCAACGCGCGCCGTCACCACCGCGCTCATGGGCGCTGGCCGCGCCTCTGGCGCGACCGCCGCCGAACTTGAGCGGGTTGCACAAGCATCGAGCGTTACGGGCAAGGTCTCGGTCACGGCCGCGCGCGAAATGGAAGTCGCCTTCCTGCGCACCGGCAAGGTCGGCGCGGAAGAAATGGGCCGCGCCATCGGCATCGCCCGCAACTTCGCCGTCACGATGGGCGTCGAAACCAAGGCCGGTGCCGAGCAGCTCGCAACCGCTTTGGCCGATCCGGTGCGCGGCGCCGATGAACTCAATTCCCGGCTCGCCTTCCTCGACGACCGGACGCGGCAGTATATCCGCACGCTGGTTGACCAGAACAATCGCACCGAAGCGCAGCGCGTTCTCTTGAACGCGCTTGTGCCGGCGCTGGCCGACGCCGAACAGGCGACCAACGCCTTCGGTCGCGCCTGGAACTATGTGGCCCGCCAGGCTTCGAACGCCTTTGACGCCATTGGCAAGGCGGTGGATCGCGCGGTCGATGGCCGCAACCCGTCCGAAGAACTCGATCTCCTGAAATGGCAGCGCGACCGTCTGCGCGAGAACATCCGCGGCAATGTCGTGCCGCTGATGCTGCCGCAGGTCGAGCGTCGGATCGCCGAGATCGAGGCCCAACTAGCCGATCAGCAACAGCGTGCCACGCGGCTCGCGGCTGATGCGCGCGCGAACGAATTGTCGGTGCGGGCAGGAGAAACCGCCCGCGACATAATTCCCGGCGCCCGTGATCTCGAACGCTTGCGCCGCGAACAGGCGACCTTGCGCGCGGCGCTCGATGATCCGCTGGCGCGCTCGAAGCTCAATGATGTCGGCGAGGTTGAAGCAGCCTATCGACGCGTCACGGCTGAACTTGCCCGGTTCCGCCCGGCGGTCGATGCGGCGACGCAAGCCGTGGTTACGCAATCCTCAGTCACGGAAGTATCAATCCGCTCGACGCTGGCGCTGGCGAACGCCTATCTCGAAAGCGCCTCGGCGGCCGAGCGCGCCGAAGCCCGCAAGACAGGCCTGATTGATCAGGCGCGCGAAGGCATTGATGCCGAGGCCCGCGCGCGCCAGGCGCTGCGTGAGCGCATCGCCGAGCAGGCGGCGCAAGCGGGAAAGCAGGTTGCCGATCTGACGGCGGAAGCCTCCGCCCAAAAGCGCGTCAACGATGCGGTCGCAGCTGGCTCGCTGGCTTCGGCCAAGGCCCAGCAGGTGATGCAGGTGGAGCAGGCACTTCGCCCGCTTCTGACGGCGCAGGCGCTGGCCGAGGGCGAAGCCAAGGAAACGCTCACCCGCATCATCGAGCGGATGCGCGAAGCCTATGGTCGGCTCTTCGTCGAACAGGAGCGCGCGCAAACCCTATCGGCAAACGAAGATCGCCGCCGCGAGATTGAACTGCTGACGCGGCAAGTTGCGCTGATCAATGCGACCGTCGCGGCGCGCGGCGATGTGCTGGCGGTCATGCGCGCCGAACAGGAGCTTCGCCGCCGCGGCGTCGATCTCGCGAGCGAGGAAGCCCGCGCCTATATCGACTCCGCGCGCCAGATCGAAGGCCTGAACCGGACGCTGCGCGGCCAGGAACAGCTTCGCGATCAGCGCGACGAGATCACCTTGCTGGAACGGCAGGTCGCCCTTGTCGGCGCATCCGTCGCCAAGCGCTCAGAAGAACTGGCTACCCTTCGCGCCATCCAGCAATTGCGCCAGCGCGGGATCGACGCGGCGAGCCCGGAAGGGCAATCGGCCATCGGCAATGCCCGGCGCATCGACGAACTCAATCGCCAGCTTGCCGGCCGCGAGGCCGTAGAGAACCAGAAGGACGAGATCATCCTTCTGCAACGTCAGATCGGGCTCATCGGCCAGAGCGCCTCGGAGCGTTCCGTCATCATCGCCCAGCTGCGCGCCGAACAAGGCTTGCGCTCGCGCGGGATCGATCTCGCGAGCGAAGAAGGCCGCGCCATTGTCGAGAACGCGGGCAGGATCGAACGGCTGACGCAGGAGCTTCAACGGCAGGACGCCGCCTATCGCGCGATCGAGTCGGCGGTCGGTTCTGCGCTCGATCGGTTCGCCGACGTGCTCGCCCAAGGCAAACTCGACTGGAAATCATGGGCCGATGCGGGACGCCTCGCGCTTCAGGATCTGAACCGCGAGATGATCAAACTCGCGCTGCTCAATCCGCTGAAGAACCTGCTCTTTGGCTCGAACCTGCCGACCTTCGGGCAAGGCAGCGGCATCCTCGGCAGCATCTTCTCGCGGCTGTTTCATGAGGGCGGGCTGGTCGGCGCGGGCGGCGTCGGGCGCATAGTTCCCACGAGTATCTTTGCTTCCGCTCCCCGCTTTCATGACGGCGCTTTTCTCAAGCCCGACGAAGTGCCTGCCATCCTGCAACGCGGCGAGCGGGTGCTGAACCGGAAGGAAGCGCGCGCCTATGAGCGCGGCGATCCCCGATCCAGCGGCGCGGTCGTCAACGTCACCATTCAAACGCCGAACCCGACCGCCTTCGACGCCAGCCGCACCCAGATCGCGGCGGGGCTCGCCCG